CAAAGGTATTTGGACTGCTAAGAAACGATATGTATTGAATGTACACGATAATGAGGGTGTGAGATATACTACACCTAAACTTAAAGTGATGGGTCTTGAAACGGTTAAGTCTTCAACTCCATCAATCTGTCGTGATGCATTGAAGAAGTCGTTGAATATTATCCTGACTACTGATGAAGCAACTGTACAAAAATACATCACAGACTTCAAAGAGGAATTCTTTAAGCAACAATTTGAAGACATAGCATTTCCTAGAAGTATCTCGGACCTAAATAAATACAATGAGAAAGGGGATGGGTTGATTATACCTAAAGGCACACCGATCCACGCAAGAGGTGCGTTGGTGTTCAACCATCTGTTAGAGGAAAACAATCTGACTAAGAAGTTTGAGAAAATCAAAGATGGCGAGAAGATTAAGTTCTGCTATATGAAGATGCCAAACCCATCAAGACAAAACGTTCTGAGTATCGTGAGCACATTACCCCAAGCATTTGAAATGGAAAAGTATATCGACTATGAGTCACAGTTCGATAAGGCATTCATTCAACCACTAAGGGCAATTCTAGATGCTGTTGGATGGGAAGTTGAGAAAACAAATAACCTAATGGACTTTTTTGGATGATATCCGATAAGAAGCAGGAACTCTTAACCATTATTATGGAAGAGTGTGCTGAAATTCAAGTTGAGTGTTCTAAGATGCTGAGGTTCGATGGGGACTCTGACAAATTAGCAACTGAACTTGGCGACCTAATGTGTATGTTAGAAATAATGTATGATTGGGATATGTTAGATTGGGAACAGATAGAAAAACAAATACCACGTAAGAGAAAGAAACTCGAGAAGTGGTCAAATTTATTTAAAGGAGAAAGTTATGAGTAGAGATTTCGATTTTGGTTTTAGTTTAGTTGATGAGAATGAGTTAGACGCAGTACAACAGATATCTAAGGTTGCTGAGCAAAGTTCGTCCAACTACGACCACGTACAAGAAAAAGTTAATAAGTTATACAGTGCTATTACACCGTTGCTTAACAACCTGAAGCAGAACCCAGAGAAGGAATATATCCTCTGGCCAAACAGAGTTGAGAAGGTTGAACAGTTTGAAGAAATGTTAAGTGAAATTTACAAGTCGTAAAACTTTACTTTTTAGTATGTTTATAGTATAATAAAGTATGAATGAAATAATTTATATAGGAGTTTGAATGAGTTTTTTAAGTGATATGACAAAGGGAATTGATACTGCCAATCTATTATCAGATGGTGGAAATAGTTCTGAGTTTTCAGGAACGATCGATACGGGATCGTATATTTTAAATGCACTGGTATCTGGTAGTATTTACGGTGGTGTTCCCAATAATAAGATTGTAGCATTTGCTGGTGAGTCAGCAACAGGTAAAACCTTTTTCGTGCTAGGTGTAATCAAACAGTTTATGAAGGATAATGCAACTGGTGGTGTGATTTACTTTGACACTGAGGCTGCTGTTACGAAGAAGATGATGGAAGACCGTGGTATTGACTCAACCAGAGTTGTTATCGTAGAACCATCATCTATTGAAGAATTCAGAACAGATGCTACACGAATCCTAACAAGTTATATTGACACACCTGAGTCAGAGAAAGAACCGATGATGATGGTACTTGACTCATTAGGTATGTTGTCATCTAAGAAAGAATTAGAAGATACTGAAGCAGGTACAGATAAACGTGATATGACCAAAGCACAATTGCTACGTGGTACGTTCAGAGTATTATCATTGAAACTTGCTAAGGCAAATGTACCACTAATGCTAACTAACCACGTGTATGATGTGATTGGTTCTTACTTCCCGCAGAAAGAAATCAGTGGTGGTAAAGGTTTGAAATATGCAGCGAGTTCTATTATTATGCTTGGTAAGAAGAAGGATAAGGATGGTACTGAGATCGTTGGTAACATTATTGGTTGTACAACTCATAAGTCGAGATTCACTAAAGAGAATAAAAAGGTAGAAGTTAAACTATCGTTCGATAAAGGACTAGATAGATACTACGGACTCCTGGAACTCGCTGAGAAGTACGAGATCATTAAAAAGGTATCAACTCGTTATGAACTTCCAGATGGCAGTAAAGTATTCGGTAAAGCGATTAATGCTAATCCTGAGAAGGTATTTACGAAGGATATCCTTGACAAGTTAGATATCGCAGCAAGAAAAGAATATATGTATGGTGAGTTTGAAGAAGAAATTACAAATGAAAAGGAGATAGAAAATGACGAAGTATAAATTAATTGACCATCCTAATGGATTCCACGATGAGCATTGGTGTGTTGAAATCGAAGAAGGGCAATTCAAAGGTGTGGTGTATCAGTATGACACAATCCACTTCAAAGAAACAAAAGAAGGTGACGATGCCGTCTTAAACTTTAACACTATTACGGTGGAAAACCCGAACGAAGAAGACTTGACAGATGATGAGTTTTCAGGTATAATAGGTGATGTGCTAGTGAAAATTATTGAAGAACGATTAGAAAATGACTTAGAGGAAGTGAATGAACGTAACACATCTGATACTAAAGAATCTAATACATAATGAAGAATATGCAAGGACTACACTTCCATATCTAGAATCAAAATACTTTGATGAACACATTGAGAAAATTGTCTATGAGCAAGTCAATGAGTTTATATCGAAGTATAATTCTTTACCAACAAGAGAAGCATTAGTAATTGAATTGGACAACCGCAAAGGTATGTCTGAAAAAGATTTTAGTGGGTGTGGTGCATATATCGGAACTCTCATTGATGATGAGAAAGAAGATAAAGATTGGTTAGTTAATACCACTGAAAAGTTTTGTCAAGAGAAAGCATTATATAATGCTATTATGGATTCGATTGCTATTATTGATGGCAACGAAGAAGGACAAGATAAAGGGGCAATTCCAGAAATATTATCTGATGCGTTGAGTGTATCATTCGACCCGAACGTTGGTCACGACTTCTTAGATGATGCTGATGAACGATTCGACTTCTATCATAAGGTTGAAGAACGTGTTCCGTTTGATATTGATTATCTGAATAAGATTACTAAGGGTGGTTTACCTAAGAAGTCTTTGACAGTATTGATGGCAGGTACGGGTGTTGGTAAGTCATTAGCAATGTGTCACTTTGCATCTGCTAATATGCTTGATGGTAAGAACGTTTTATATATCACTATGGAAATGGCAGAAGAAAGAATTGCCGAACGTATTGATGCGAACTTATTGAACGTGAAACTTGATGACTTGCCTGAGATGGGTAAGCAAGCATATAAGAAGAAGATTGCTAAGGTTAAAGGTAAGACTTCTGGTAAGATGGTGGTTAAGGAATATCCAACCTCATCGGCAGGTGTCGGTCACTTCAGACACTTATTAAATGAGTTGAAGTTGAAGAAAGGTTTTAAACCCGACATCATTTACATTGACTATCTGAACATCTGTATGTCTAGTCGAATGAAGATGGGTGCTAGTGTGAACAGTTATACTTATGTTAAGGCAATTGCTGAAGAGATAAGAGGATTAGCAGTTGAAACTAATGTACCAATCGTTACTGCTACACAGGTTAATAGAACTGGTTATGGTGACTCAGACTTCGGACTTGAAGATACATCTGAATCGTTTGGTTTACCTGCTACGACTGACTTAATGTTAGCACTTATTTCTACTGAAGAAATGGAAGCAATTGACCAAATACTTATTAAACAGTTGAAGAATAGGTATGGCGATCCTGGAACTAACAAACGTTTCGTGGTTGGTATTGATAGACCTAAGATGAGGTTGTATGATGTGGAATCAAATGCTCAGTTGGATTTGGTTGGAACTCATACTGCTACTGAACATAAGTTTAACAAACCTATCCACGTTGGTGGAAAGAAATCATTTGGTCAGTTGAAGGTATAATTCCCCTATTATAAACACGGTTAATACGCTTTACTTTTCCTCAATATTAAGGTATAATATAAGTATTGATTGAGTAAAAGGGGTTGAGTTATGGTTGATTTTGGACGTGTGGTTGAGTTTTGTAGAGATGAGTTGATTATCTCTAACAATGTCATTATCAACGTTTCATTAGAAGACTTGACTGAAGATAATGCCCACGGTTGGTGTGTGAAGTCTTCAGATAAGTTTGGGTTTAATAGTAACGAATATGATATTGAACTTGAAGAAACTTTAAACGATGACGAAATGCTTGTTACTTTATGTCACGAAATGGTTCACGTTAGACAATACTCACAAGGTGAGAGATCTAATGAACGTGAAGCAAATGGATTAGAAAACGAATTAGCAGAAAAATATAGAAGTCTTTTGGCAGTTTAGACTTCCTCCCAAACTAAAACTGTCAGGTGGTGTGTACTCCGAACTCAATCAACGACTCCACACCACCACTTATTTTTGTAGGATGCGGACTCCTTTGTTATGTTTTTTGACGCATCCCAGACCTGAGTATGTTTAAACTGCTCACCTATTCCTCATATGAAATATTATAAATATCTATTATGAAAAGATTTAAGACCATGCTTTCCGAAGCAAAACTAACCCACCTTGAACATATTGAGGATGCTATCTTTGATGACGGAATCGCAGGTGGAACTGAGGCACTTCGTATATTGAAAGACGTTGCTGATGTGTTACATGGGCATACTAATAAACCTATGAATATTCAAGCAAAGGTAGATGGTGCACCTGCTGTTGTTGCTGGAACTAACCCTGAGAACGGTAAGTTCTTTGTAGGAACTAAAGCAGTATTCAATAAGACCCCTAAAGTTAATTACACTTATGCTGATATCGATAAGAACCATAGTGGTGGTCTTGCTAAGAAGTTGAAGTCTGCTCTTAAATATTTCCCTAAGATGCAAATTAAAGGAATACTTCAAGGTGACTTTATGTTCACTCCTGAAGATTTGAAGACAGCAACGATTGATGATGAAGACTATATCACGTTCACACCTAATACAATTACATATGCTATACCTGCTGACTCAGACTTAGCAGATACTATTAAGCAAGCGAAGGTGGGTGTTATCTGGCATACAACTTATACTGGTGATACTATTGCTGACTTATCTGCTCAATTTAAAATTAACATAAGTCTATTAAAGAAATCAAAAGAGTGTTGGTTCACTGATACAACGTTTAGGAATGTGTCAGGTGCTGCAACACTAACTCTAGGTGAGATGAAGTTTATTGATGACAGGTTGAATAAGGCAGAAAAAGAATTATCAGCATTGGATAAGAAGTCAGTCGATTTATTATTCGGTAAGACTGAGATTGCATTCAACCTTAAAATCTATATCAACGATTTAGTTAAGCAAGGTAAAAGGTTTAAAGGCAGACAACAAGCAATTGCAGGATTTATCGACTTCTTAAGAAAACGTTATAATCCTATGATTGCTAAGTTGAAGTCTGAAAAAGGTAAGGCAAAGAAGCAGGCATCGCTTGAAGATTTAATAAATATACTACATAAGAATAGAAAAGCAGGTGGGACACTTGCTTTTGCTCTGCAATGGCATGACGATGTTGCTGATATCAAACGAGTATTAGTTAAGAAGATGGAAACTGTTAATAGTATTCCTGCCTTCATCAAGACTGGTAATGGTTATAAAGTAACTGGT